TCGCAGATCTCGGCCAGCACGCTGAGAGCGAGCCGCTCGGGATTGAACAGCACGGTCATTGCTGCTCGTCCTCGACATGCTCGTCCAACTCGGCCGCTGCGTCGGCGAAGTCGCGCGCCTTCTTGGCCCGATGGTCCCGAAAGGACTTCAGCAGCACATGGGTCGCATCATGGGTCGACACTGAGAACTGCGCGGCGATCGCCTTCGCCATCTCAGGGATGGCCTGTTCCATGACCTTGAACGCCTCGGCCACGGCCTTGACCATCTCTCGCCGACCATCGTCGGTCAGCATGTACCGGCCGAGCTCGAGCGCTTCCTCGCGCTCCATGCGCGCGGTGGTGATCTTTTGCTGTTTCAGCTTCTCGGCCGCGACCTCGTCAATGAACGGGTCGACGATGACGGTTGGCTTCTGAGGCGCCTTCGGCTTCTCCGGCACGTCGAACGACAGCTCGGAAGCAACCGGCGCCGGCGGCGATCGCGTCGCAGTGCCGTTCGCTCCGAACCGCTGCGACGGGTCGAGGGTCTTGCGCAGCTGCTCGACCGCAACCGATGCACGGATCTTCGCGTTCCGCCCCTCGCCTTCGAGCGCTTCACCGAAGATCTTCCGCTCGGCGATGTACTGCGAGATGCGCCCGGCACTGACGCCGACATGAGCCGCAAACGCGCTCTTCGTCATGATGTCAGCTGCAAGGCTCATCTTTAGGAACGCTCGTTCTTTAGCCCGGCTCTTTAGTTTAGGCTCTGACTTTAGGCTTCAAAAAATCGCTCAGACTGGACAACTTCCGCCGTGCCAAATACCCGCATGCCGGCGGATGCCAGGAAGGACCCGCGAGCCCTTCGCGCTGAACGGTAGACTAGTGATGCCCGTTGTGGTTGCTTGAAGCTGCAAAGGAGCAACACATGAACGAACACATCGCATCAATCCCGGATTTCGACGAGGGGAGTTAGCCGCCGCCTTGGTCGCGGTTCAATCAGCACTTCGAGTGACGATCGAGGAACTGGCTAAACTTAACGAAGGCAAAGGCCAGGAATGGTTTGACGCATTAGAGGAAGTCGTGATCCGTGATGCCAAGGGCACCGTCACCGAAGGCATCTCGATACAGACTGAGGCGGAAGCCCTCAAGTTTGGTGTCGATGTCCTTCAGGCGACCCTGAATGCCAGTCGCAACCAACTCGGACTCGCAGCAAAGGAATAGATTTTTGCCAGTTGGCGCGGCGATAAACATCGTCGCGCCATTTCGTAGGACCTGGTGCCTCATAGCATTCTCCTGTTATCGCGCCGTCCGCACTGCCCGTTGGAAGGCGACGGCGAAATGATCGTGGACGTTGGCAACCACATATCGCTCGACGACTTCGCGCAGGCGGAGACGGATGCGATACGAAACCTGAGGCACGAACAGGATCACCGGATGGATGGCGTTCGTTGCCGGATCTCGCTGGTAAACGCCCGGGTAGAGGTGCGAAGGCTGCCTCGGCACGAAGAACCGCACGTTCTTGTAATTCTTGTTCCGCTTGAGCGACGATGATGTGCGGGTACGGGTCGCACCCGCTCCACGATAATCGATCTGCAGGTCGGCCATGACACGGTTCAGAAATCCTTGCGTCATGTTGCCGTACCGATCGAGCGTCGCCCGCTTTGCTGGCACGGCCACCAGGTTCCGCTGCATCAATCCGCGATCGACCAGCTGCCGCTCGAAGGCCTTATGGGTGCGCATCCCACCCTCGATCTGCGGACTGAGAAATGCCGTGGCAGGCAATCCGCCCTTCGTGCGGTCGCCGGTCACAACAACCGCTGCCCGCAGGTTCTGCCGCGATGCCCGGTCATAGATGACGCCCCGCTTTGCGTAAGGGGTGGGCCGATCAAAGACCCTTTCCATCTCTCGCTGCACTTCGAGGCGACCACCCTTAGCCGTCTCATTCAGCGTGAGCATGAGGGCATAGGGAAGCTGCTTCCGCTCGATATCCGTGAGGGATCGATTGAACTGCTGGAGATCGACTTTGATCTGAGCATCGATCATCAGAAGCTCCGAAAAAACCTGTCCATATCCATTAAACGAAAAAGGCGACCTCTCGGCCGCCTGTCATCTGGTCATAGCTTTCGCACTTGCCCTGAATCGGTTGCCTCGGCTTCGAGGCTTTCAGGGCTGGGGCTGACCGGTGTACCGACCTCGGGTTTTTTGCCCCGCACTCTCGTGCGTTCTCAGAGGCTCACTGCAGGATCATCAGCTCATCCAATGGCACGATGACTCTCACAACTTCTTGAGCAAAGCAAGAGGCACTGTCACCGGCACCTCGCCGCCCATCAAGTCGATCGAGACCACCACGTCGCCATGCCCTTTCTTGCTTGGCGTGACCACGGTTGCCTTCCGATTGCAGAACGGGCCTGCGGTGATCAAGACCGGTTCTCCAGCCCTCACCACCAGGTGAACAGGGCGTTCCCAATCAAAGTTACCCTTGCTAGCCAGACCGTTGAATCTGCTGACTTCCTTGTCGCTCAGGCGCATGGGCCGATCGCACCCGCCAAGCACATCGATCACATGCTCGAGGCCCAGTAATCCGGCGAGATACTCGGACAGCGCCATCATCTGCACGAGAACATAACCATGGATAACCGGCATCATCTGCCCCTCGATCACGCGACCGCGACGGCGCAAATCCGGCCCTTTCCGCATCGGTACGAGCGACCGCACGCCCATGGCGTCGAGACTTTTTTCCACAGTCTTCTCGCGGCCCGTCCAGACCCGAAGCGCAAACCACGGCGCTTTACCGCCGCTGATTCGGAGATTCGCCGTGAGGAGCGCGCCCTCGTCGAGGAGGCCGTCGGTGATTCTCCGCATCCGATCGGCGAAACGATCGTGGCCCTGCAGCGCAATCGGGCTTCCGGTAAACGTGCTACGCTGCATGATCATCGCCTTTGCTCCTGTTCGCGAGATAGTCGGAAATTCGTTCGCGGTAGCGCTCGACTGCTTCGGCAACGACGAAGTCGAGATCGCCCTCGCCCTCGATCGCCGGGAAATAGACCCACTCAGGCAAGCGCCCTTCCGGAAAGGGCCAGCCGCGCCGTTTGTGCTCACGCTGCCACGCGGCAAGCAGATCGCCGTCACGCTTCACCGCCTGAAAGCCCTGCCCGCCTCTTCCAGCGCCAGCGGGCACATCGAGCCCTGCGCCGAGCGTGCCCGCTCCTGCATGCTGTTCACCGACGGCCATCCGGCGCGCATGCGCTTCTCGGCCATCACGTCTGCAAGGGACACCTGCCCGCCGTCGATCTGCATCTGCTCGAACTTCGTCGGAGGAGCGACGATCCCAGACGGCGGCAACAGCAGCTCGGCGAGCCGCGTTGCCGACCAGAGCTTGCCGAATGGCGCAGCCATGGCGTTCGCAGGTTTCGCCGCCTCGTCTTCGGCGGGCACGTCCAACCAGAGCTTTTCGCCGAAGTAGGTCGATGGTGCCGGGGTGTGGGATTTCTTCTGCGCCTTCAGCAGCTGCAGCCACCGCGCGAAGCGCTCGGACGCTTCCCGGCGCTCGTCAGCCGTCAGAGCGAACCAAGCTTTCCGCGCCGGTTCTTTCGGCATGCCGGCGAAGCCGGGCCAATCCTTCACCAGCGCCCAGAAGGCAGCGTCGATCTTCCTCGGGTCTTCCGGCTCCTGCCCATCTTCCGGAGCCTCGCGCCCGCCCTCTCTCAGATTCTGATAATCAGTATTTGCTGAATCTGAGTTATTACTATGTGCCGATTTTACCGGCGCCGGCGAAACCGGCGCCGGTAATGCCGTCGCCGGTAAATCCGTCTGCGGTAGAATTGCAACACCAGACGCTTCGGCCGCGTTTTCAGCGGCCGTGGCGCAGCGCGGCTCGTCGAAGATCACGAGCACTGAAGCTCCGAATTTGCCGTCCTCGCGCTGCTGTTCGCGCTCTGCATAACCAACGTCGACCAACTCGGCGATCATCTTGCGAGCCTTGTCGCGCCCGCAATTGCCCTTTTTGATGATATCGCCGATGACGACGGTCCAGTTGTCTGGCTTGGAGAGCAGGTAGCTCAAGAGCCACCTTGCTTCCATCGACAGCCGCGCATCCTCAAAGACATGGTTCGGTATTGCCGCATAGCGTGCATTGCGCACACCGCGTCGGATTGTGGCTTCCTGGCTCATTCTACGCCCCGTGAAGCCGCCCTTTGGGCCAACGATGTGTTCACAAGCTCTCTGCCGGAACTATTCAACTGACGGAACGTTTGGGCAGCATCGCGCAATTGAGGCTCGCCATGAATGTCGGTCCGTGGAGTGAAGCGGTGCTCGTCCGTTTGCCGGACACAGGCTTTATTGAAAGTGTCGCGACGACGCGAAGCGCCGCCACATTGTTGAGTAACCGATGGCCGGCAGTAAAAGGGTTGGCTTACACATTTGCCGTGCAGACGTGCGCCGACGTTTTGATCGGCCAATCCCCCTCTTACCTGGCGCGCCGGGCGTTTGTTGAAGCCGCCAAGGAAATTGGCATTGCTGTCGCGTACTAGTTTCATCATAGAACCGCCCCCTTTTCCGCGCCACCGCGCGCAATGATCTGAACTCCAATGCGGGCGTGTTCCCGCGTCATGCGGATTGTGTTCGGCGCGAGCCCGTCCCGGCCGCGCGTCGCCGAAAGCGCCGCGATCTCGGCTGCGAAGTAGGCAAGGCCCTCGTGAAAACCGGCCGCAGAGAGCAGCCGGTGGATGGTCACCTGGTCGCGGATGATCACCGCGAGCGGTACTTCCAGCAGCCATCGCGCCCGCGCCTTGTGGTCCGGCGCATCGGCGAGTTCCTCGATGATGGGAAGCATGGAGGTCATTCAGCTGCCTCCTCTGTCGCGACTTCAAACCCCCATGCCGTCCAGCCCGGGCGCGGGCTGCGGCAGAACATTTCGAGTCGTGGCATGGCGGGATAGAGCCGCTCGATCTGCTCGGCGAAGTAATCGGGCTTGGCGCTATGCCTGCCCTTCCGCTCGCGATAGACCGTCTCCGGCTGCGAGCCGGGCAGCGGCGAAACCGGGTCGCCGCGCCTGCCGATCAGCAGCAGCTCGTGCCGATCGCGGCCCCAATAGCCGGTTCCGGCAACTTCCTTGTCCCAGATCCAGTGGTGCACATAGGTGAAGCCCCATGCCGCCATGACGCGGAATGCGTCGGGCAGCATCGGGTTCGTCGCCCAGAGGAAGAGGACCGCATCCGCCTTGGCCGGCGCCCCGATCTCGTCGAAGAGCGCGCAGATCGCATCCGTTGGCATGGTCGGATAATGGTTCTCGGCGCTCTTCTCGCGCCCCGTCACTTCCGAGCGCACCCCGAACTGCCACGGCGGATCCGCATAGATCACCGGGAACTTCTGGCCAACCTTGCCCGCAGTCGACGAGCCGGTCTCTGCCACATGCGCCATATGCGTCAGCCGCACGGCATGACGGATCTCCTGCCGCTTCTGGCGAATTTCCTTGGCGCGCTGGATGATCTCCTTTTCCTCGAGCCGCAGCGCCTCCTCCTGCGCCGCCCGCTCCAGGTGGCTCAAAGCCTCGCCGGCATGGACGGAGATCCGCCCGTCGCGGATGGCATCGGACAGCGCCTCGACACCGTGGTCGCGCACCCGCTTTGCGGCCTTGACCGCGCGCTCGGAAATCGAAAGCCGGCGCCCTGCCTCGCGGGCGTGCAAATTTGCATCCCCGGCTGTGCTCTGGTTGATGCCGCGTTCCCAATCGACGATCCGCGCCGCCACCATGGCGCGCTGGCTTTCCGTCAGGTGCCGGCGATGCAGGTTGAGCGAGAGCACGAAGCCGAGCGGGTCCTTGCCCTCGTATTCCTTCGTCCAGGCGTCGATCCCGACCAGATGGCAAGCCGCCTCGCGGTTCCGCCCGTCGAGGATCTTGCCGTCGAGCAGCCAGACCGGCTCCTGCTGCCCGTTCGCCTCGATATCGTCGGCGAGGCGGCGCAGCTCGTCGTCGGGCAGCATGGGGAACAGTGCGGCGAGCGGATGATGCGGCAGGCGCGTGAGCGGCGGCAGCTCCGCCGTCGGCGAAGGATCGATCTCGGCCGGCGCAGGGGGGCGATCGGCGCCCTCCTCGGGTTGAACCCGAGAGTCTGGCGCGCCGGGTCCGCCCTCGCCCCCCTGCACGATTTCCGGCGGCGTCACGCCGGCAAGCTCGCAGAGCTTCGCCGTCGGATACCAGACCGCGCCATCTCTCTTGTCGCGAGAGAGGAGCTGACGGCTGTTCAGATTGCGGCAAACGGCGATTTCGGACTCTTTCGATGCGCGATAGATGCCTTCCCGCAACACTGCGTCGACGATCTCTCGCGCCTTCGGCCCAAGCTTCGGAAGCTGATCGCTCATGGCCTTCTTCCTTCCGATTGTTCGATGATCTTGCAGACTTCGTCTTCATCGATGCCGAGTTCGGCTGCGATCGAGTGCGTATCGCGGTTCTCCTGAAGCCAGAGCGTCAGAACGCGTTCGACGAGGACCTGGCGGGAGAGCGTCGTCATTCCACCCTCGCCAGCCGATCGAGATATTCCGCGCCCCTCGCCGTCAGCCGCACGACGTCACGGCTACGGCCGACCCAGGCAACGAAGCCGGCGGCTAGCGCCTTGACCACTGCATCACGGTCGACGTTGCGGATGAGCGTGTATGCGTCGCCGCTCGCCCGCACCCGCCGCAACAGCGCGATGCAGCGCGGTCCGACCGGTCCGCTGGCAGTCCAGCACGCGGGGGAAAGGGTGGCGCGCTCCATCAGTGCACTCCCTTCCGGACGATATCGCCGAGGCCGTTTCCGCGCATGGATTCGAGCGCCGCGCGCAGCCCGTCGACGGTCGACTCGTCGTCCAGTCCGGCCGTGATCGCCGCCGCGGCACAGGCGACCGTCACAACGCTCACGGCCGCTTCCGGGTCGTCGGGTAGCAGTGCGCAGATCGCTGTCACGGTCTTGGTCGGATTTTCGGGTCCGCCGTCCATTACGCCGCCCCGTCCATCATCATTGCTTCGAGGCGGGCAAGATCCTGCTTCGCCGCCACGATGCGACTGCGGATGGCCTGGCGCTCCGCCGCGTCGATACGGCCATCCTCAATCGCTTGAGCGACGGTGCGCACGACATCGTCGAGCACGCCGTCGAGGCGCAGGACCGCGCTGGCGGTGACCGCGCCGAAGCTCGAAACGCGCTCGTCCTTCACGATCCGCGACAAGGCGGTGAGCATGAAAGGATGATCGCACCGCCGGTCCAGCTCGGCAGCAAGATCGAGGCGGATGAAGCTGTCGCGCCATTCCTCGCCCGTGGAGGCGTATTTGGTCAGCGTCGAGGAAGCGACGCCGAGCGCCTCGGCCGCCCGGCTAACTCCGCCGAGCGCCTCGTAAGCCGCAGCCGTGGCGGCCTTGATGATGGATGCATGTTCGTCAGAAATTGCACGCACGAAAACACCCCTGAATTTGGGTCAAGGAAAAAATCAACCGAAAGGATTCCGTGAAGGCCGCGCGCCGGCGGCGTAGGGTCAGCCCATCAGATCAGGGAGGGCCGCATGGATAGGCAGACGGAAAAACAGAGACAGGGACGCGCCGAACCTGGGCGCGTCCCTGCCAGGTGGCAAGGTCGCCGAGCGGGAGGAGATAACCGGTACCTTGCTGCGGAAACTTCATTCGGCCGCCTCCGTCTGAAGGACAGGACGCGGCACGCCGGCGGGCCATTCAGCCCCTTCCGGCCAGTTTGCAGACAACCAGAGCATGGCGCGTTCAAAGGTACCCGTTGCCAAGTCGCCACCCGTCGCGATGTCATCGAGCTTCGAACCTCGGTTCAGGACCAAGGTAGAAACCCGCTTCCGACCGATCCCGCGCGCTTGGGCAAAGGTGTCCGCCACCACGATGATTTGCTGTCTCAAGTTCATGCGGACATGAATGCGGCTAAATAACCGCATCTGTCAAGCCTGAAAGACCGCATTCACAAACAAACGCTGCGGACGATAATCCGCGCATGAGCAAGACAGTGATTGAGAAACTCAAAGAGATCATCGAGCAGAAGGGCATGACGTACGAGAGTGCGGCGCGCGCCGCAGGACTCGAACGAAGCTATTTCCGCAAGCTATTTGAACGAGGAGGCGCGTCACCCCGCGGCGAAACGCTTCAGAAGATTGCAAAGGGACTGGATGTATCCATAACGACCTTGCTCTCGACGACCAACAAGCGCCCGGTCGTGTCCTCCTACGATCCCGATAATCCGAGCGGGGAGGAGGTGGAACAGCTGATGACAATTGGCGCGGAGACCGGCGTTCGGGGAATACCTACCGACGCTTCAGCGCAAATTGACATCACCGGCGGCATGGGTGGGGGAGGACTAAGCATTGTGTCGGAGGGTGTCCCTGGACGCCACGGGATGACATTTGCGGCCGAGCATGTGCGCGACTATTGGCGCCTTCCGCCTCCAATACTTACCGCGCTTGGTTTGTCTGCGCACGACGTAGCAGTCTTCCCCGTCCAAGGTGATTCGATGCAGCCGACTCTGGATGAGGGCGACGTCGTGTTCATCGATACGCGTCACCGCTGGCCCTCGCCGCCCGGTCTGTATGCGGTCCTCGACGAGATTGGCGGCGTGGTCGTAAAACGCATAGAGGTCTCTAGCGCTCCTGGCGCGGAAATGCAGACCGTATCTGTGATTTCAGACAACCCTCGACATGCGAAGAAAGAATGGCCGGCCGAAGAACTTTTTATCGTCGGCCGGGTGCTCCGCAAATTCGGTACCGTCAGATAAAAGCTTGGACGAGTGTGCCGCTGAGAAACCCGCCAGTGCGGGTTTGTTGTGTTTTGATTCGCGATGCTGCCCCAGCCGAACACATCAAGATTAATCGGCCGTGCGGTCATTTAGCCTCATTCGGTGGTTGACAGCGGATATTTAGCCGCATTATTGTCCGCACCGCCTCCTAGTGAGGGCGGTGCGGAAACCACGGCCTTAAGTCTCCGCGCCGCCGGGAGGTCATCTTCCTCGAACCAGGAGACCAACATGCAACCGAAGGGCGGAATTCACACCAGGAACACCATTGAGCGCATGGCCGAGACGATGCGCTCGATCGGCGAGGGCTGCACAGATCGAGATCTGATCCTGACCGGAAAATTCTCGGAACAACAGGTCAAGCTCTTCGGCCAGAGGGCCACCGAACTCGCCACCGCCATGGCACGAGCGGCGTAGCGCCATGACGAAGAGGGCGCGCCGCCGTGAGCCCCTGCCCCTGTGGTTCACGCGCGGGGCGCTCGTCGGCCTCGCCTACACTCTCCCTCAACTGATCCTGCTCTGGAGCCTCTGGCCATGACTGAGCATTTCACCGGACACAACAAGGCACGGCTCGAAGCGGGCCCCAATCGCTTCTTTCTCGCCTGCGCCATCCTCGCACTCTCGATCGCGTTTCTCATGTCCGCAGCGCTGGCCGGAACCACGGCCTTCCGCAAGGAATGGCAGTACGCTTCCGACGCGAAGATCTGAGGGCGAAGACATGGACCGTTTCGAAGTCGCCCTCCAGGTCGCCAATCGCCCGCTGTGCGACGAGGTCCGCCGATGAGCCACCCGGAGCCCTCCCCGCAGCAGAAACGCATGGACGCGATCCGCAACCGGGTCGCGCTCGCGACCCCGGACTGGGGTATTGAATCCGACGGTGGTCGGCTCTGCCTGACTGCGGCAAGCAGCGAAGGCACTTTCCTCATCGCGACGATCGCCGCCGACGCGCCGATCGTCGACAGCGAGATGGTGCTGAACGCGCCCTATGATCTGATTTGGCTGCTCGGGACCTATGACGCCCTCGCGGGCCGGTATCGCACCCTGGTCGCCGAGCTGCGCAGCCACGCTCCTCCGCAGCACCAGCAGAAGCCGAAGGACTACGCGGCCGAATGCGCGATCAAATGCGCCGAGCCGGCATTCAAGAAATTCCTCGAGGAGTGCCGCGGCCTGGCGAGGCCCCTCGCCGACGATCGCGTTGCGACAAAGGTCCGCTCGATCCTAAACATCCGCTCGCGCAGCGAGCTGAACGACGACGCGGCCGCAGCTGCCCGCTGGCAGGATCTGCGCAATGCCTTTGATGCCTGGAGGCGCCGAGGATGAGCAGCCGTCGTGATCGCATCCGCGCAAAGATCATGTCCCGGGTCCGCATCGATCCGGCAACAGGCTGCTGGGAGTGGACCGGACCTGATTCTGGGAAGAACGGTCGAGGCAAGGGCTACCCCCGCATGTCTCTCGACGGCCAGACAGTCGCAGTACACATCGCCATGTGGACCAACGAGAACGGCTATATCCCCGGCAAGAAAGAATTGGACCACGCCTGCCGCAACCGCCTTTGCGTGCGACCGGAAATGGATCACGTCGAGATGGTCACCCGCAAGGAAAACGCCAAGCGCCGTGAACAGGCGAAGCGCGGCATGATCGGCCACAACGGCGGTCCAGAATTCGTATGTGAGGAAGCGTAGAGATGAAGACGCCCGACCCGATTTCCCACCAGGCCTTTTCGACATCCTTCCTCCTGTTCGTCCAGTATGGCGGCAAGGCGATCATTCCTGTCGAGGATGTCTGCCGCGACTATTTCAATCACCTTACGCCTGATAAATTTCTTCGGAAGGTCGGAACTGGCGAAATCGCCCTGCCGGTAGTGAGGGCGGAGACGTCTCAGAAGTGCCAGAAGGGCGTCTATTTGCAAGATTTGGCCGATTATCTAGACCGGAGGCGCGAGGCGGCACTAAGGGAGTTCCGCCAACTGCACCGATGAAAATATAAGGGCGCTCGCGCTACGTCCAAGAATGCCGGTGGCTCTGCCTTTGTTCCTTTCGGCGGTTACGGAGGCCCGCCCGCTCCGACCCGAAAACGACTTACCAGCCCGGTTCAAAAATGACCGCTGTGCGCCCCATGTCGGCCTTAGAGGCCAGCATCGCTACCGTCTGGAAGCAGACATTGCGGGCTACCACTCTGGAGCTCGCGGTTGCGCGCCTGCCATGAGCGGCCATCCCGCCCGAGGTGAAAAGCCTGCATTCAGACCCTAAGTTGATCTCCTGATGCCGGGTCGCATCGCATTCTGTCACTCACTCTTCCACTGATTTATGGGCGGTACGGATCTTCGTCGTCCTCTCGCTCGTAATCGATCCGGCGGTGCAGACCATCGAGCGCGGCAGCGGCCCACGCGCGAACCGCAGGCGAGGAATGCGCGAGCCAGCCGGACACAAGCGGTACAAGGGGCTCCAGGTATCCCGCGAGTGACCCCGACCATGTGCTGGGACGAAGGCGATCTGACAGAGCGAGGAGAACGTTCGGCTGCTCGCCGAATTCCTCAACGAAGGCAGCCATCGCCGGATGCCATGCCAACGATCCGTCGCGCTGCTCTATGGCAACCGGAAGCCACGGCACTGCTAGCGCTGCTCGCGCCACAGGTTTGGCGCGAATCCAGTCGATGTAAAGCTCACGTGGGAGTTCGAATAGCAGGCCGCCGCCGAGCCAGTCTTCCCGATCTTGTTGCAGGAGCCGGCCCAGCCGATGACGACGCATCGGGTCCGTGCCGTCAAATTCCATGCTCAGTTCGCCCCAGACGTCCCGCGGATGGCTTTTGATCAGATTTCGAAGGATTGCGCGTGCCGGATCGTCGAGTGCGAAGAAGATGTCGCTGTCCGCGAACCTTGCCAGGCGCACAAGTTGTCTGGTCATCGCGCAGGCGAACTTGTCATCGACGGCGTTATGTTTCGCGAGCCACGATACGGATTCATGGAAATAGTGCCCGTCCATCGTCCCCCGATTAACGCCACCGAACAGGTCGCGAGAAAGAAGAATCGATTTCACCGTTCGAATGAGTGTGCGCGTGGGCGACCGCCCATCGTACAGATACATGAACACGATCTCGATCGCAGCCCAGAGGCCGGGCGCGCCTATGCGCTTGAGCGCATCAAGCAGCGGCTGAAGATCGTCAGTCGAGAGATGGTTGAGACGTTGACCATAGGACAGTGTCACGCATTGCCACGGCTCGACGTCCCCACTTTCCAGAAGGGAAATCACCATGGCCAGATCGGCTGGCTGGAGCTTGCCGGAACCGATCATGGAGATCGCGTCATCACTGAGCTTAGGCGTCTGGAGGGCCAAGCGCACGCATTCGCGCGCCGCTTCGCTGTCCCGGTCGTCGGTGCCGGCAATCAGTCCGCCGAATAATTGCCGGTTTGCCTGCGCCGGCTTGTCGTCCAGATATTCGACTGCCCGCTTGAACGCGGTCACCGGATCGCGGACCGACCTGGCCAATTCGCGCGCAAAACCAAAGACATTCTTGCCATCGCCACTGCAAAGCGCGTCGAGCGTCCGGTCGAGCATTTTGCAGTCCTGGGCGATAACCGGAGCCAGCTTCGCCGCTTCGCGGGCCGAATACTCGAAATCGTGCTTCACCCCCGGCGAACGGTCGTACCGGGAGTCGGGATCGTGCAGATCGGCAGGCCAGCCATGTGTGTAAACCACAACCCGCTCGACCGGATCGTCCGGCACCAGTTCATCGAACAGCGTGCGCACCTTCGAGACTTGATCCGATTCGTTCCTCCGCGCGTCAAAATACAGCCAGCTTGCGACCGCCTCGATGGCATCCGGCCAGACTCCTGCGTGCGCAACAATTCTCATGAGGGCCGCGCGCGCGTCAACGAATGGAATTGAACTGAGCAGCCCGCGCAGATGACGCGCAATCCCTGTCTTGGCCTGGCCGGAATATGGTCCGTCCGACACCACAAACTCGGTGAGCCGGGAAAGGCCGGCGCGATGAAAATCCCACAGCTCGGTATAGGTCTTCGGAAGCCAGTCCTCCAGGCGCTGCGAACTGCCGATCTCATCGGAGCTCCCGCTTCTGGAAAAGTGGGATGTCATCAGCATGCTTTCGAGCGCGCCGACGCAAAGCCTCTGCTCCGCCGCATCCGGCGAGCGCATTCCCTCCTCAAGAACGAGCAGGCGGGTGGCGGGATCAGCTTCCGTGCCGGAAAGGTATAGTTGATACAACTGCTTGAAGTGGCCGCTAGCGCCGTTGTCATAGCCGTCATCCGTTTCGTTCGCCGCCAGACGCCGCAGCAACCTGGCCGCGCGGGTAAAGCTTTGCGCGCGGAAGGCCAGTTTCTCCAATGCCCAAATGAGGTAGCTGCGCCCATCGCGGATCGCCTTGAGTTCATCATTCGTCAGCGGCGACAGCACACGGTGAATCGTCTCCGCCGCCCGATCGGGATCGACGTGGACGAGCCGGTCAAAGCACTTGGCGCCAAACTCGGTGTTGAGGGCAGCAAGGTTTCCGAGACACTCAGGGGCCAGCAGCGCTCGCGCAAAGGCCTTTGCTGTCGGCGAATTGTCGAGCCACCGCATGCGGCGCAACAGGCTCGATTTCAGTTGTTCGGGTGCATCTGAAAAGAATGAGATAAGCGCTTCAGACGGCAGACGGCCCAACCGGCTCTCGCCGAGCCGTGCCGCGAGCGGCACGGGAAGCACCTGGAAGAAGCTGCCGCGGACGTTGATGATCCCGCGCGCCCGAAGGCCCAGTATGAGATCGGTGAATTGCGCGGGCGGCATGCCGGCAAGCTTCTCCGCCACGAAAGCTGCTTCAGCGGCAGCCTGGCCTTTGAAACCGACCCATTCAAACAGGCTCAATGTCTCCAACGCCCTTTGCGCTTCGTCATTTGGCGTCCTGCCGCCCCAGATTACCCGGTCAAGAACCTGCTCGGCCGAGTTGATAATGTCGCGCCCATCGCCCTGCTGCGCACCCAGAACCGCCATTTGTGGAAAGCCGTTCGCCAGTTCGGCAATAAACCGGGCATCGGAATCTCGAAGCGCCGGAGCGGCGCTCTTTGCGATCGCTTCAATATTGGCGTGATCAGCGCGCTCCAGGCGAAGCGTGAGTGTTCCCCTCACATTTGTGAATTTCGTCTCGACGTTGATCGTGATCAGTCTGAGTTGCGAACCCCCTCGGCCTGCGGAATCCGCGAGCTTGCGGTGAACGTCATCGGGACATTCGTCGACGACCAGTATGACGTTCGATCCTGAATCGGCGATTTCAAGCGCCAGCTTGAGGACTTCTTCCTCAACGAAGGAATAATCGGCATAGATGACGGAGCGGGTTGCCACCTGAGCATCAACTGCCACCCCATCCGTAAGCATCTGATACACAAAACGGGATTTTCCGAAGCCTGACGGGCCAACAACCCGGATAATGCGGTCCTTGTCCTCCAATCCATCAAGACAAGCTTGAACGCACTGATTGAAGCTCCAGGCGTTGATCCGGCCGTCCTTGCGCTCCGCCTCTTCGATGTTCCGGTTTACCGGGACATAGCGCGGTGTATCGGACGGCACCCATGGCACATCGTGGATGCCCGCCGATTTGCCCCAGCCCTCATGCGATTGAAACCCGCCCACCGAACGGCCGCGCAGATAGGAGGCCAGCCACAATGCCACCGCAGGGTGGGTGAAAACCCAATCTGCTATCCGGTTCGCGTCGTAAATCTCGATGGCAGCCGCTTTATTCGGATCGTCGCCGCCGTCCGTGATGGCCTTTCGGATCGCCGCAACCAGCTTATCCCTTTTCTTCTGGATCATCGGATGGGAACAGAAGACGACATAGGCGCCGCCGCCTGAGAGAACTTGCAGAACCGCGTCGTTGGTTGCGGTCTTGCCACCCTTTGCCTTTTTCAAAATCTCGCCGCGGATTCGCCCCTCGGTCAGATCTTGCGCCTTCGACTGGAACAGCGTTAGCCGGTGGGGGAAGTAGGCAGTCGTGTCGACGCCGCCCGTCCATTCAACGCGGCCATCCTCGCCGCCGTCCGGAACAGTTACCTGCAACGGCACAGATGCGGCGCGAAGCGGAATATCCGTCAGCCGGCACTCCGCCAGCATGAGGCGTTTCATCAGCCTCACCAGCATGACGCTATCGAGCGTCTTGATAAAGTCGGGGGATACTTCGAAGACCATCTAACCGTCCAGAAAGGAAAACCAGGAAGACTATGAATTCTGCTTAATGCAACGAATCCTCCATAGCCTTTTAGGTCTGGCTTGACTAACGAAGCAAATGCCCTCTTGAGCAGAACACGAGTTTTCGGCTCCCCGTCCACAACCTGCCGTTCGCGAACGTGACGGCGGAGTGTCCAGTGGGTCAGATCACGTCGATGCCCGCGCCAGCCTGAATGTCCGCTCCGGAAGCTCCACCGCCAAGAGCTGCCTGTCCACTACCGGCCCCACTCACGACGATCGAAGTGGTGTCCCGAGGCGTCCGAAAAGTCCGCAAAGCGGCCGTTCGGGCTAACCGCAGCAGACGATCGGTCACCACCAAACCGGTCACGGTGGGGCATCCGAGCTGCGACTTGGCGAGCAGAAAGCGAGCGTTTATGCCTAGTTGATGCTGCCAGAGCGATATCGGCGTGCTACAATTTTGCTACAAATCTACAAGCACCTTTGTTTTTGCTTCATTTAATCGCCGTTTCAGTCCAATCGATCATAGGCGCCACGGCGAAGACAGGCGCCTTGAAGTACTTGCCTTCCCCCACGTTTCCAGCCGTTTGCGCCGTTTCCTTCATATCTCGTCAGCTCTCGT